CGTCTCTCGTGAGCCGTCTTTGTAAGCGCCGATACAGCGGGTGTCGTTGCTAAGTGGCTGACCTAAGTAGGTCAAGGCCACCACAAGCTCGTTACCCTTGCTGTTCTCAATAGCACCTACATCACCTTGCTCCGTAGAGTTAAGGCGGACATTGAGCGCATCGATATATTCTCCCTTAGGAACAAGGCGCTCAGTGACCTCCTTGTTCATTCGGCCCTTGATGAATGTGCGGGTAAGGTTTGCCATTACTTAATCCACTTGTCTTGGCCCCTCAAACTCATCAACAGATGGCCGGGATGGATACCACTGATACGAATCTTCGCGTTGCGCAAAAGAGATTCTTTGCGCCTCTGAGCCCTGCGTACGATATACTCCTGAACACCAAGCTTGGAGTTGAGGATGGCGTAGCTGATGTAGGCGTAGACAAACTCCTCGAACATCTTGTTGACTGAGATGTCTGCATTGTTGCCGTTCTCCATGCCATCGCTAACGTACTCAAGCACACACTCCTTGCCTGACATATAGGAGCTGAAGTTGATGACGCCACTCTTCCTGTCGATACGGAACGTAGGGCCCACAGCAGCTGTGTCCGTCTGTAAGCCATAACGTCCTCCGATAGAGTAGTCGAAGTACCAGTAGCCATCGATAAAGTAACCCTCACCGCCATAGTATGGACTCTCCTCATTGTCCATATAGACGCTCTTGAGCTGACCGCTTATCCTATCGATGTCCAATCCAGAGCGCTCTGGCTTGAGGATGTTGCCGTCCTCATCAAAAAGTACGCGGCAGTTGTTGTCTTGAAGGTAAGACTCGGCGTAGTTGGTGTAGAAGTTCTCTTGCAAAGGACGCAACACCTTGTCCTCGTAGATGGAGATACGCACCCAGTTGACAAAGTCTGGTGGCAACACAAACCGCAAGTCGTCGCACACGGTGAGCTGCAAAATCTTCAGCTCCTTCATAGCGTCGTAGTTGAGCTCCTGTATAGCACGCTTAGCGTGGAACAGAATCTTAAAGCGCTCTGCGTTGTTGACCAGCTCGTGGTTGCCTGAGTACATGAGCTGGTAGTTCGTTACGATATCCCGCAAGGTGACATACTGGTATGACCCCCAGTTGGCATCTTCAGGCGCGTTGCCGCCATTCTCGTAATACTGATAGTCAGTGATGTATGCCATTATCCTTGAGCGTTTTGTTCAGCCTCCTCTCCCTTAGCGTATGCAATAACCATATCCTCACGTATCTCCAGACCAGCGTACTGACAAATCTTTCTAACCAAGTGCGGCTCAAAATCGTCAGGCAACTCAAAGTCTTGGTAGTCAACCGCTGTGGCATCAAACAGAGCCTCGCCATTGACAAGGTCAACATACGTCCACTTGGGGATGGCTGGGTAACGAATGTACGTGATGTCGATGTTGGTAGCATTGTCAGGATACAACGTGACGTTATTGCCTACCACGACATAGGCCGGGAAGTCTAAACTCGGAGACGTAAGATGTGAGGCCGTAAGCAAGTTAATCTTATGCGCAGGGACGTTCTCAGCCTCGTAGTTGGAACCAGTATATGCCAAGCGAGTTAGCATATAGACGTCGTCGGGAAGGGCTCCCTGCACCTCGTTATTGAGCTGCACAACGAAAAGGTCGATGGCCTCTCTGATAACAATCTCCCTGTTGGCATACTCAGTGCCAGCAAGACGTTGGTTCTCTTGGTTGATAACCTCATTGTAATCGCTAAACAACTCATCAAAGACTTCCATCTGCGCCTGATGGGCATACAGATTGAAATCGAGTGGGCTCATATACCCGAAGTTGTTCTTATTCAGCAGCGAAAGTACCGTTTGTCGCACCGAGTTAATCATAGCTCAAAGATAGATGAAAACAAAAAGGCCCGCTTTCGCGAGCCTTTCCTTGACGAGACAGAAGCAGTTATACTTCTTCCATGTATTTCTCTAAAATCTTCATCGACTCAATACCCTTGTCGGTTTTGAAGTAAGCCACGATAGCTGACTTGGGGTCTTCCCCAAAAGGAACAGCGAGCATACGCTTCTTGTTTCCCGGCAAGTTGTAGTGAACGTCGCGATTGCTGTTGCGCAAGGAGATGACCTTTTTGCTGAGCATCAATGCCACGTTGGAGTGGTCATCCATCTCAGGGTTTTCGTACACCTCTAAGAACTCCTCAGGATTTCTCTTGGCATACATCATCAGGTCACGCTTCATCTCAGGAACGGTATACCGCTCAGGGTCGCGGCCAAGGATGACACGGGTAAGCTTCTCAACATCCTGCAAGGAAAGCCCCTTGGCCATTGAGATAGCCTCCGCTTCCATCTCCATATACTGGAGCTCAGCCTCAGCGTCACGTTCTTTGTCTACCTCAACAAACGTACGCCCGTTGTCAGGGTGTACAGCCAAAAACTGTTGAAGGACAGGGTTGTTCTTAGGAACAGAAAGGAAGCCATCGTTAAAGACAACGGGTTCCATAATGAGGTTTCCGTCCTGCTCGTCTTCGAAAGGAGACTTCTGGTTACGGGCATAACGGATAGCCCGATTGACTGTTCCGTCGAAGTGAAGCAAAGCTCGGTACTTGGTGCTTCGAGTAGGGAGGATATAAACGAGAGGGGTGGTCTTCTTGTTGAGCTTGTAAAACCTATCCTCTGATGGTGCAGTAGCTTTCATACGATTGAATTGAATTGGAAAAAGAAGGAGGGAGAAGCCGTTGCCTCCCCCTCCGTAACAAACTATCAGCCAGTGATGATGAAGAAGTTGTTCGCTCCCATCACGCATACAGCACGCTCAGAGAGGAAGTTGACTTCCATAGCATCGAGGTCGCTCGTCCGAGCTCCTCCAGCAGAACCAGTAATCCAAGTCTTGTAACGACGGTTCTCAGCCTCAGAGGCACGGTACCGTACGTGCAAGAATGGACGCTTGGCGTTCTTGCCCAAGATTTGGTCATACACATTGGTAGAGCCAGCAGGAACCAACAAGCCGTGGATAACATCGTTGACCAAGCCACCACGCATAGTAGCGTCGTTCAAGTACTTCCAGTCAGTCTTGTAGAAGTCGTAGCCCCGACGGAAACCAGAGAAGCCAAGGTTCAAGGCCATCTGCTCGTCGTTGTCGAACAATCCGTAAGACGTACCGCCAGCACCGTAGCTGTTTTGTGCAGCCAAGATGTCATCGATAGCAAACGTAGTTGTACGGTCGAGGAACAAGACGTTCTCTTCGATAGCACCCTGCTTGTCGAGAACACCAACGACATCGTCGAAGTTGGTCAACTCATCAGGGATACCAGCAAACTCGTTACCACGGTTCTTCACTTCGTAGAAGATACCCTTCATGCCCTTGTCTCCGTAGCGACCAGCAACAGACACAGCACCAGAGCCTGTCTCAGCAGGAACAGCTTCCAACATAGCAGTCTCGAGGTAGTCCTCAAAACGCAAGCGAGTCTCGTGCTCACTCTTCAAGTACCACATATAGCCAGTAGCACCATTTTCCGTGGTGACTTCAACCCAGCCAATCTGTGACATATCAGAGCCAGAGGCAGTGTACTTCTCCTTGATGATGATAGGAGAGTTGTCGAAGATGTTGTCTTCAGCCTCAACGCTCTCTTCCATGCCATTTGAGCCCTTCTTGAACTCAGAGCCATACACGAAGATGGTGCAGTCAGCCATAGCACCTGCCTGACCGTCAGCCTCGTAGTAAGCCACGGTAACCGCATTGGTTTCGTAGTCTACAGCCGTGACGATAGCCTTGTTGTAGTTGCCACTAGCAGCCGTGTTGTCGTCAACGACGATGGTGTGGCCGGGCTTGATACCAAGGACAGACGTTCCTGTAGGAAGCGTAACAGTGATGACAGCAGTAGGGTCAGCGTCACTAGCGGCAGAAGCGCAAGTGGTGTACTTGGTGTGGAGGCGGCCCTGCTCAGCCCAGATAATCTTATCTGAAGCGCTAGGCATCTCAGCACCTACCATACGCAAGAAAGACGACACGCTACGGTTTCCGTAACGCTCAAATTCTGCCTCGTAGGTATCAGGCAGGTACTGATTCAAGAAGTTGAAGTCAGTGATGTAGTTCTGCGGAAGCGCTACCCGCTCCGGCATTGGGTTTAGGGATACATTCCCTGTAATTGTAGCCATTTGTCTATGCTATTTTGGTTTAACGGTTGCGCGGTGAGCGAATCCGAAGCTTGTTTCCATTGCTTGGCTCACTCATAGCGCGAATCTTCAACCCATTTCTAGACGATGTCTCAAACGTCCTGCGCTCATCCATGTTGATATTCTTGGACTTGCGAGATACGTCGTCAACAGCGTCAGCTTTGCCCTGCTCGTAAAAGAACTGAGCAAACTTCTCTGGGTTCATAGCAACCGAAAGAGCTTTGTGGTAGCCTTGGGCGTCAGTCATAAGTCCGTCTTTGTCGAGGAACTTCCCCACAAAGTTGGTGATATCCGAGTTGGACTTCTTGACCTCTTCCAAAGAGCCGGGAGAATAAGTCAACTTCTTCTCTCCAATCTTGAACTCAAAACCTTTGAACTCATCAGAGAAAACCTCGTTGGTCTTTTTCTCAAACCACTCCGAACGCTTAGCGACCTCTTGTTGTTGGGTCTTAGCCTCCTTCAGGTGCTTTTTATATGCTTCGAAATCCTCCGCCTCACCCTGAGGAACACCAGCACCACTCGACTCAAGTGGCTTGGCATATTCCTCTTTCTGTGAATTGAAGAACTTCTTTGCTTTGGCGACCGCTTTTTTCTTGGCGACCTTCTTCTTCTTTACTTCAGACTCATCGTCAAGCTCTTCATCGTACTGATAGTCCTCAAGAAGAACATCGACATCATCTTCGTCTACTCCCTCTTCAGTGCTGATGAGGTAGTTGCGAAGAAGCTCGTCCTCGTTCATACTGTCAAAGTCTTGGTTCAGCTTGAGGTAGTCCTCAAAGCTTCGGCCTGTCTCTTGACGGTACTTCATGTATGAGGCCACATCCTCTGGGAGCTCACCCGTAGACTCTCGCTTCGAGATAAGCTCGTCAAGGTTGTTGACCTCGTCGCCATAGCGGTCTTTGATAAAAGAAAGAACTTGCTCTTCAGTCATCGACTCCTCGGGCTCCTCCTCGGCTTGTGTCTTTGAAGACACATCCTCGTTGAATTCCTTCTCATGCTGCTCAAGAAGTTCCTTTTCAACTTCCTGAACAGACTTGCTCTCTACCTCGTCGGTGACCTCCCGTACTTTAATTTCCATTTGATTTGATTTGTGCGAAGTTAGACATTTTCTCTACATCTCATCTTGGCTCAAACTCAGCCATATCAAAGCCATCGAGGGAATCCTCGTTGCTTTCAAAGTTCATCGGAGCAAGATTATTTCTTCGCTGGTTAATAAGCTGTGACTGCTGGGTGTTCTGCCTATCGATACGCTTGGCCTTTTCCTTCTCCTTCATATCCTCGCGCTGAGAAAGCAACTCCCCTTCTACGCCCTTAATCTGCATCTGATAGTTAAACTCCTCAGCCATAAGCTGAAGCTTGAGGTTGGCCTCGTTGTTCATCTTCTCTATCTCAAAGGCAGCCTCAGCTTGCTTGACACGAATCTTCGACTCGGTATCCATCTGAGATTTCTGCATAGCCGTCTGCGCCGCCATCTGCTGTGAGCGCATCTGTAGCTGAGCATTTATCTGCTGCTCCATAAGCGACTGCTCCCTGTCCTTCTCCTCCTTGCGCTTACGCTTTACCTTGAGCAGCTGGTTGGCTACCTTGATGTTCTTTATCTCGCGGATATCGATAGCGTCCTCGAGGTTGATATCATTCTTCGACAACGCCATCTGGATGTTCTGCTCCAGCTGTTGCTTCTGCTCCTCGTCGGGAGATATCTCAATGAAGATACCAAAGTCGTGAAGGTACAGGTCTCGTATCTCGTCGAGGATAGAGACGTTGTACTTGCCTATCTGGTTAGCAAACTCCTCAGCGAAAGGCGCGTACTCCAAGATGTCGCTGATACGTACGCTCAGGGCCTCGCACAGCTGCTTCAACATCTGGTGGCTAGCGTCGAGGATATGACGCGTAGCCGTGTTGCTGTTGGCAGCAGCCAGCTTCTGTACGCCAACCAAAGCGTACTCGCTTGGCGTTGTACCATCACGAGCCTCGTTGAGGCCAGTGACATCGCGTATCATAGACAGAAGGTGGTTGTAGTTGCCAATAAGAGCTTGCAGCTTAGACTGACCCGTATTGCCCACCAAAGGCTGGATAGGTACCTTACCGTGGTTGTACTCCCCTTCCTCGGTATAGCTACGCCCTACCACGCTACCCGTCTGGAAGTACAGCTTGAGTGCTTCCTGAGGGTTGTATGACGCGCCGTTACCAAGGTCGACGGAGCTTAGTCCATCAGCATCGATGTATACGCCATCGGGCACCATACGCGAGATGACGTGCTGTAGCTTAAGGTGGGTAAGCTGTATCTGGTCGGCAAAAGGAATCATACGCCGAACCAAAGACTCTACCCGGCCCTTATACATACGAGGGGCCACAGCGATATAGTTGGGCATGGCATCCTGCGAAGCAGACTTAGGGCGAACCATGTTCTCCATCATCTGCCACTTCAGCATGATGTTGGTGCCCATAACCATTACGCCCTCATACCATACGTCGATGGTCTTCTCCACCCGCTCAAAACGCCCCTCCTCCATCATCTCTTTTGGAGGGTTGAAAGTGTCGTCCTTTTCGATAACGCGGGTAGCGCCACCATCGAGAACCTTCTTCTTGTAAACGAAGGTCTGCGTAGTCTTGTAGTTGAAGTACATGACCGTGGCAGTGTCCTTGTAGAAGATATCGTTGTCGTAGTACTGAGCGACATTGTAGTAGTCGTACCAGCTTTGAGCGTACTTGGAAATTTCCTCCAAGTCCTCATTGGTGAGCTCAGGGTTAATCTTCCTCAGCTCGATAAGCGGCACAGTCTTTATCTCTCCCCAGTAGAAGCAGTCGCGGAAGTTGGGGTCTTCAGTGTAGCTGTGAACCACATTGGATGGGTCGACATAGCTGACCTTGACACCAGCGCCCGGAAGGAACTCCTGCTTACACACAGACTTACCAAGCACGGTGATATCGTAGTCGAGGCGACGACGAAGCTCGTGGTAGTGATTCTCTTCCAAGATGGTGTTGAGAGCCTCCTCCTCAGCTATCTCAATAGCTGGCTTGTAGTTGAGCTGCATATACAGCTGCAACTCCTCATCGCTGTTGGGCAGCTCCTCAGGGTCTACGGCAAAAGCATCGACACCAAAGTTCTGCTTAATCTTCGTCAGTATCTCCTTACCTGCCATATCCGCCTCTATCATACGCTGATATGACGTGCGCTTCTCCGCACTCAACGCATCCTGAGCGTATGTCTTGACAGAGAAAATCCTGTCTGACATACCATTGACAACGATATCAACGAACTTAGGCAGGATAGGAACTGGTGTCCAGTCAAGGTTGAGATACGACAGGTCGCCGTCGATAGCTATCTCATTTTTGTACTTGCCAACCGACTGCTCGGCACGTGCGTACAGGCGCAGGCGGTGGTTCTCATTCCACTGGCCGTAATAGCGGCTCTCATTCCCGTCCTTTCTGAACCACTCATATTGAATGGCCTGTCCAACCTGCAACCCAAACTCCGAAGAAGCCTTCTCCGAGTCGGATACAAATTGGCTTGGGAAGGAGGCAGAAGCTACATTGATTTTAACTTCCTTCATTACTTAACCAGTTGACTTAAATTACCTTGATTGTTGTATCTAGCAAAGGTAACCGTTATTTTCGATTGCTTTTTTTCAGGCTGATACATATGCTTTTGGTTCGCCATAATAGCCAAACCAGAGCTGATGGTGGCATCGAACTTTGTCCTGTTGTTGATATCGAACTTAGCCCAGTCCTCTAAAGTCCTTGTGAAAGGCATAGTACCTATATCACCCTGAGGCCTGTACTCACCCTCGAAATCAATACCAACATAGCGCTCTATGTACGACTCAATAGCAGAGGCGTGGGACTGCTTAACGTCCTCACTGCTGTTGGGTATACCACCCAACTCTTTCTCTGTCTTACTGAGCTTGCTCTTGTCTTTGTCTGGCCTGTTCAGGCTGAACTTGCGATAGCCCCTGTTCTTCAAAAAGTACAACAGCCTTGGCTTATTATTCTCTACCAGCACGGGCATACCATAGAAGAAGCAAGCCATAAGCACCTCCTCGTAGAAAATCTCAGCTGTCTGCGGACGAGCGATATACTGTAGGAAAAACTCATTGCTCGGCGCGTCATCCATGTTGAACTTGGTCAAGCCATGTAGCGCTCCGTTAGAGCCGCCACCGCCTACCACACCGCTGATATCATAGCTGTCACAACCGAACGAGCCTATATGCTCATTGCCCGGGTACAACATACCATTGCGATTCTCTACCCTGTTCTGTAGATGCTTCGGTGGTATCCAACTGACGAGGAACCTGCCGCGTGGGTTAGGCGACCAGACTACCTCCCTGTCTTTCTTGCCATCACGCCAGTGGAAAGACCCACGAGTGAGATAGTGCTCATCTATCATCGTGTCGTTGTAGTCTATCTGCTGGTAAATCTTCGTCAGGTTGAACAGGCTGCTTCGGCTCTCATCACGGAAAGCGTGCGACTCCGTACGCGGGAACTGACGGTAAAACTCATTGAGGGCATCAGGGTCGTTCTTCAGCGACTCCACCTCGTTCTCCCAGTAGTCGATAGCTCCCATCGTTATCTTGGTGCCATCGACGCTCTCTACAGGGGAGCTAGGGGTACGCAACACGGGATGGCCATAGCGGTCTATGTAGCCCTCGAAGTTCCACTCCATAGGGATAAACAATGGGTAGAGACCACTCTTGGTCTGTCCGTTGGCGCTACGCGTCTCGAGGTTGGACGACTCGTAGAGCTTCTTGAAGTTGCCACCGCCCTTCTCCAGAGCGTTACACGTGGAGCCCATCATACACTTGCCTATGATACGTCCGCCAAGACGAAGACACGTCTTTGTGACGCGCCAGTTGTTGAGGATATTCTCAGGCTTCTCCCACTTACCACTCTCGTCATG